TTGTATGGATTATTTGACAAATTTAAATATATTAATTAATATAAATGGCTGGGTTTTGTACAAAAACATTTATAAAGCACGATGATTATATGACTCCTAAATATGCTTGGGAGAATATAAAACAATACATACCAAAAGATAAAGTAATATGGGAAGCTTTCTTTGGTGATGGGACAAGCGGTAAACATTTAGAAGAATTAGGTTTGGATGTGATTCATAAAGAGGTTGATTTTTTCGAAGAGAATTTGGGAGATATTATTGTTTCTAATCCTCCATTTAGTTTAGCTAAACAAATAATGCCGAGATTAAAAGAATTAGATAAACCTTTTATATTGATAATGCCTTCATCTAAAATTAATACACAATATTTTAGAGAAAATTATAAAAATACAGATAGTCAACTTCAAATTATTATCCCAAGAAAAAGAATCCAATTTATTAAGAATGGTAATGAACTTCAAAACAAATGTAATTTCGACTGCTTCTATTATTGCTATAAAATGAACTTACCAAGGGATATTATTTGGTTAGAATAATTTTCGTTCAATACTTAAAAAATAAAATCTACATATTATATATAGACAATATGGATCTCACCGCAGACCAAATCGCAAGGATTTTAACCAATTATAAAAAGAAAAGAGAAAGAGAAAATAAATATTATCATGAGGTTACTAAAGATAAAGAAGAGTTTAAGATTAAAAATCGAGAAAGAGCAAAAGCTCATTATCAAAATGGTTATAAAGAAAAGAAGAAAGAAAATTATAATTCAAATAAAGAATTTCTAAAAACTAAATCTCTATTCAACTATTATAAGAGAAACGATAAGATTGATATATTCAAAGAAAAACACCCAGAAAAATATAATCTGCTATTCAATAATTAACTATGTTTTTTTAATCTAATTTTTTTAATATTTATATAATATAAATATAAATGGGAGAATATGTTGATACCAAACTTATAAACTGCAATCGTCTCGCTTCAATAGAGAGTAGGAGTGGTAATGACAGCAATCCAGCTGTGTTTACTAATCCTTTAGAACAAACTATAAGATTGGATGTTGGTGATAAAGTATCATTAGAAAGAGCATTTGTCAATGAACTTGGTGCTGGTAATCCACAAACAATAGAGTTTAAGGGAGAAGCAAAGGGTTCTAATCCAGTCAGCACATATTCTAAAATAACACCGAAAAATTATTATAGAAAAATGAGTAATGCATATGACCCTCGATATAGGTTAGGTTATTATAGAACTATAACAACCCAAGAAATTAGTGATGAAGAAGTAGAATTAAGAGATAATCTTGCCCCTTTAGTTATTGGTTATTATATCACTTCAAATGAATATCCTAATTATATACAACAACCAAGACGATTTATTTCTAATTATACTACGAGAGGTTCTACTGGGAGAGATGACCCAGACCAATATACAAATCAAGATGGTTTTAGCGAAGGTTCAGTAAGATACGCAGTTAATGAAGAATGTGTATTATTTGCTGATTGGACTAGAAGAATTAGTAGTGATTCTGCTGGATATATGTATAAACAAAAAGTAGATAACACAAGATATACATTATATATAAAAGATAAAATATCTTATAGTATTCTTGACGATTTACCAGAAGGGACAGAAAGAATTGATGTTGAACAATTCCCAAAAAAATATCATAATGGGATTATTCAAGAAGCAACATATATAAGATACAGAGAACGGCTTGATATAGATGTTAATAAAGGTTTTAATACTCCAAGTGCTGTTGCTTCACAAATCACTCAACAGTTAACAGAAACTAAAAATGAAGATATCTTTACTAATTATGATCAAGAAAATAATGTGAGAACTATTACTAAAACTATCGAAACTAATACATATAAACCTATTAATGCACAAAATGTTTATAATGTCAATAAGGTTAGTTTATCATCATATGCTTATATTAATATCCCTACATCAGCAGCAGCTATTAAAAGTGATAGTGCTGAAGCAGTAGACGCAGTAGATTATATTGCTACATTTGGATATATTGGAGTTAAAAGACCAGAAATATTTGACCAAGGACGACGAATGGCTTCATTACTATCTACTCAACAACCTACATTGAGAACTAATACTGGTGCTGATAGATTGCTTCCTAGTTCTGGTGAAGAAGGTTTTAAAACCGTTGGTGATAGACCAATACCAAACGCCCAAACCACAAATCAAGATACAAGTATTACTTTTAATGTTTTATATACTGAAGAAAATTTAAAAATTATATTAGACTTTTTCGATAGTCAAGTATTATATCCAGAACTATGGGATAAACTAAACGAAACAGAAATATATAGTTCTGCTAAATTAGGTACAAACACTCTTCCTACAATTAAAGATAGTAGATTTATGCATATGAATCTTTTGACTACTGATACGGGCGAAGCTGTTCATAACGAAACATTTGGTGAAGATATGTTTGTTGATAAATCAGCACCAAATAATACTTCCGCTCATATAACAAACCCAGTTTTTTTTAATTATGATGATAAATTGAGAGATATTTTTATACCTCCTACTGTTCACAATGGGACTATTGCTGATGGTTTAAGTATGGGTTTCGCATTACCTACAAGAACATTTAATTATAGTGATACTGGTGATCGATTAGATGATATATTCCTAATTACTGTTGTTACTAATGGGGTAGGTGGTGTAGCAAGGAGTTTCTTCACAGAAAATACTTCCCCAGTAGATCCCGATTTTAGAAGTATTGAAGAAGGTAGAAGAATAGGTTATGACCACCACGCTTCAGCATATAGCACAGCAATAATTACCCCTCATAGTGGTTATACTAATTGCGATATAGGTGTTAGTTCTACATTCCAGTCAGCAGATGGGACTAATATAGCCAATACTTATGCTTTTCCTTCAACTAATAATTTTATAAGAGCAACTACCGATTTAAGTAAAGTAACTGATTTAAGTCCATATCAAACAATGACTTATATCGGTGCGAATAATCCAGAGATTAAATATAATACAGAAACAAATCGTTTTGAATTAGCAAGATTTCATACTTCTAATAATATAGGTAATAAAAGAAATGCTAATAATGGAGCAGCATTCGTAAATAGTAAAACAAGAACACCACCACAATCAACAGCAGAAAGAAATATCTCTGCCCCAAACATAAATGCTGAGGCATCAAGTACGGTATATAAGATAAACCCTAGACCATGTGAGTTTGGTTATAGTCCAACATTCAAACCTTATGCTAGAGAAAATCAAGCATATAGAACAAATGTTTATCCAGAAACACCAAAAAATACTTTTGAGAAGTTTACTAGCGAAGGGCCGAATACTCAAAAATATAATGGTTATAATCAATCAATCGAAGCTTATACTGTATTTGATTCTCACGGTGGTATTTATATAGATAATTGGGGATTTGACAGTGATAATTGGACTGATAGTTTGTGGGACATTTTAGGTTTTGATTATAATTCTGTTAATGCTACACCAAGTAGTAAAAATGTATTAACCAAAAGAGTTGATAATGAGAATAGTAATTTATTATATCGCCCAACAACCAATGCAGAAGTAGTAACAACAGATACGAAAAATTATATTACTAATGAATATGGTGCTGTTATGTATTATACCTCATTACCATATCCTAATTGTGTAGTATCTTATAGGGCAATTGGTGGTGCTTCCGCTGGTAACAATTTTTTATGGGCTACCATAGGAGACGCAACAGATACAGACAGAAGAAATCCAGTAAAACAAAGCCCTTTAGAATTATGGAGTGAAGTCGATGTCCTAACTACAAGCACAACTATCACAGCTACAAATATCCAGAAAGCAGTATTAAGACCATACTATACAATTAGAAGTGATATTTTAGAAGGTAGTAGTGCTATTGGTGGTAATCCTACTGGTGCTAATCTTCCTATCATTTCTATCGTTGATAAGTATTCGGGTGCGAGTGATTATTTCCTTGGTAATCCAAGTGATTTACAATTCACAATCACTAAACCAACTATGATAGCAGATATTACCACATCTATTCATGATAGTGATGGTAGATATGCTAATGTTAATTTAACAAGTGCTGTTATCTATAAAATAACTAAACTAAAGAAAACACCTACTGATATTATCGATGATATAATGCTTGAAGAAAAACAAAATAAAAAAACAAAAAAATAATTTAAAATATTTTATATTTATATAGTATAAATGATCGTATTAATCAGTGATTGGACTTTTGAAGAAAAAGACAAACTATGTTCACAGAAATGGGAGATTGATGGTGATGATGACTGGTATAGAGAAGACCTTTATTGTGGTGATTTATTACTTGATGATTGGACTTGTGATTCACTTATCGAAGCTGTTGAGAAAGATATTGATGAGAAATTAAGTGTTGAAGAAATTTTATCGAAATATGTTAAATCTTGAAGAATTATTTTCTATGCTAAATATATAAATGGATAAAATCGCATATGAAGAAATTGTCAGTGTTTTAGCAATGTTCGGTCGACCAGATTTAATTGCAGATTTTAAAGAACATGTTAAGATAGATGAAGATTATAAACCCCCAATTAGAAATAGAAAAGATAGCTTAAGTGCTAGTGAAGGTTCTGCAGTTAGTGAAGAAGAATATGAAGTAGATATAGATGAAGATGGGTTCAAGAGTTTAAAGTAATTTTCTAATTTATATTTTTATATTTTATCATAATAAATAACTATGGTAAAAATGGTAATTGAAGAAGGGACGGCAAAAAATAAAAAGTTAAAAGCTATCTTTTATGACGAGAAAGGTAAGAAGTTAAAAACCACACAATTCGGTGATAATAGGTATGAAGACTATACCCAGCATAAAGACAAGCAACGAAGAAGTAAATACTTAAGTCGTCATAAAAAGGATTTAGACCGTGGCGATTATAAGTCGGCGGGTTATTTAAGCTATTATATATTATGGGGGGCATCTTCAAATCGCAATACTAATATTAACAAATATAAAAAAATGTTTAAATTAACTTAATAGCAATTAGCGAAAGGATTATTATATTCTGGTTGTGCTGGAGCAACTGCTCTCCTTATTTGGTTTCTTAATGCTTCTTGTTCTTTATTCTTTTCTTGTTCGATTTTCTTTTGTTCTTTTCTTGATTTACGGATCTTCTCATAATTCATAATAGCATTGAGTTGTGCTTCTTCTAAATCTTTTTTAGAAAACATTTGTTCTTTTATTGTTTCTTTAAGTGGTTGAGGTTTTATATCTTCTTCAACTTCTTCTTTTAATTGTTTAACTCTTTTAACTTTTTGTTTCTTTAATAATTCTTTTTCTTCTTTTTCTAAAGCTTTCGCATCTTTCTTTTCTTGTGCTTTTGCTTTTCGAACAGCCATTGCCTTCTCACGAGCTGCTTTTAATTTTTCTTTATGAGCTTCAGTCATTGGTGGTCTTTGTTTTCGTGGTTTACCTTTCTTGGTTAATTTAACATCTTTAACATATGTATCATTAGGCATATTGAATATCTCATTGACATCCATACCATCTCTTTTAGATTTTGCTTTTGGTACAATGGTCTTAATTTCTTCTTGAATTTCTTCTTTAGATTCTTCTATTTCTTCTTGAGATATATCTTTATCTTGATCAAAATCTTCGATTTCTGCAGTAATATTATCCTCATTATCATCTTCTTCATCACTGGGGATAAAATCCATTTTAACTTCTGGTATAAAACTCATATCTTTTAGTTATAATATAGATAATATTTTTCTATAAAATATTATAAATTATTAATTTTTATTAATATATTACTTCTAATTATTCTTTACTATATTTTTCTATAAAAGAAGTATTAATCAAAAGTGTCTGGGGTAAATGTTCGAAAAAAAAGTAGTTGGAGGGTGATGGTTGAGACAAATTATTTTAGACATTTACCCCAGACACTTTTTAAGATTTAAACAAGTTTCTCAATTTCTGGTTCTGGTTGAGGTTCTATTTGAGCACTTTCTGTTCGACTTAATATTTGTTCTTCTTTCTCTAGTATTTTATCTTCTTTTTTTAATATCTTATCTTGTTTCTTATCCTTTATTTTGTCCTTTAATGTCTTCATTTCTTCTTCTGTTGGTGGTCTTCTCTCACAGCGAAAAATATAGCATAAATTAACTTTGCAGTGACATTTCGACATCCAAATAACTTGGAGCAATCCAGCAATAGCCCCAAGAACTAATACAACAGCACCAGCCAATTGGTCTACTGAATAATCTTGAAGTTGTCCCTCTTCTTCACTCATGATGATATTTATTATTTATTTTTATTTTATTTTTAAGATTTAAATCTTCAATAAATTATATATATGAATGATAATCCTTTTGTATCAAAACCGATAGATACAGTCAAGAATGACATTAGATCTATAAACCAAACTTTAAATACAATAAAAATCGATGTAGTATGTATCAAAAGCGACCTTAAACAAATTCTCCAATTGTTGAAGGATAAAGAGAAAGAACAAATACCTATTTCTAAAGGGTGGATATGGTAAGTTTTTTTATATTTTTTTTTTATATTACTTTAATATAAATGATAGATTTTAGATTAGGTAATAATATTGAATTGGCTGACCAATTAGAAGATAATAGTATAGATTTAGTTATATCATCGCCACCATATTTTAATACATCTCATAAATATCAAAGGGGTAACGGCTATCATTATACTAATGATTTTGATGAGCCACTTTATAATATAATCGATATTTGCGAAAAATTAAAACCAAAAATAAAAGATGATGGTGCTCTAGTTTTAAATCTTGGCTTTTCTTATGGAGAAACTGGTGTGATGCGACCATTCGATATAATACAAAGAATAAGAACTAAATTGGGATATTTTATTGTAGATAATATTATATGGATTAAAAAGAATCCTATACCATTAAGAAATAGATTAACTAATGCCTATGAGTATTTTTTTGTATTAGCAAAAACTCCAAAAATAGATTATAATTTAGAAGGACATACATTGAATATTATTAATGAGAGTGTTAAAGGTTATAAAGGTCATAGTGCTGTTATGCCCGAAGCAGTAGCAGAACATATTATTAAATATTTTAGTAAAGAAGGGAGCTTGGTATTAGATCCCTATTGTGGTTCGGGCACAAGTGGTATTGTGTCATCTAAATTAAAAAGAAACTTTATTGGATTTGAGATAAATAAAAATTATGTTAAATTAAGTAAAGAAAGATTATTAAAAAATAATATATAATATATATATAAATGGATAAAGCTCCGCCTAAAGTATTCAAGGTTAAAGACCCAGACCCCGATGATAGATTTACTGACATACACCCACACTTACCTCAACCGCCGTCATTACTTTTGATAGTCGGTTCAGTTAAACAAGGTAAGTCTAATCTACTCGTTAACCTATTATGCAATCCCGATATGTATAAAGATAAGTTCGATATTGTCAAGATTATAAGTAATACATTAAATGCTGACCCTAAAGGTAAATTAATGAATAAATATTTTGAATGTGAAGACCATTATACTGACGAAATGATAACTGATATAATTGAATCACAAAAGAAATATGAAGACTTTGAGAGACCAACAATAGCATTAGTATTAGATGATATTTTAACAAAAGATTTTAAGAAGTCAAATGCTGTATCATTTTTAAGCACAAGATTTCGTCATTATGGTATTGGTTTATTAGCATTCACTACTCAATCATTTCGTGCCGTTAGTGGTTTAATTCGAAATAATGCTACTGATGTTATTATCATGAAGCAACAAAATACAAAAGAATTAGAAAAACTAACAGAAGAATATGGGGATATGTTTCCCAATATATTTATGGAGTTATATAAGAAAGCAATTGAAGACCAACCATATTCATTTTTATATTTAGATCTTCAAACTAATCCAGCAACAGCATATATTAGATTCGAAACCAAAATAGGTGAAGGAGATAAAAAATTATTTTAAAAAAATAAAAATAATTAAATTATATATTATATATATAAAATGGATTTATATGGAGGTGAAGCATCTATCGCACAAGTTAATTCACAAACTGCAGAAACTAGAGCATTAAATCAAGCTACCACAGATTTTAATAATTCTCTCGCAGAACAATTAGACCAAGCAAATTTAGAACAAGATGAAGATAGAAAGTCAACACTTCAAAAGAATATTTTGAGTGGTGGTACTAGTGGTGGTAAATTAGCGGCCATTGGTAAAAATCAAAAAGCAAGAAAGTTGGCTGCGAAAACTGCTGGTAACTTTACTGAATTACCAATAACAAGAGAAGAAACATTGGCGAGAGAAGTAGGAGAAGAAAGAGCTCCATTAACAAATCCACCAGCAGCGGGAGAAGCAGTAGCACAAAGACCAGTAGGCACAACCGAAACATATACCGCAGAAGGTAGATTAGCAGAACAAGAAGCAGCAAAAACAAGTGAAGTTGCTGGGAGTGTTGGGGTAAAAAGTTCTGCCGAGGTTGCTACTGAATCATTAGCCAAAGTTGCTGGTCGAGCAGCTACAGTAGGTAAAGTAGGCGTTGCTGGTTTAGGTGGAGCATTAGACATAGGAGCTGATGTTAGTCGTGTATTAGAGGGTAAAAGTGGTATGGAGGCATTGGGTAGTAATAGTGCTTCACGCATTGGTAATATATTAAATATTGCTGGTTCAGCATTAGAAGTTGGTGGAGTTGCTTCTGGTGGTATTACCCCTTGGTCATTAGTCGCAGAAGGCACTGGTGCTTTATTGGGTTTAGCTGGTGCTATCACAGAAGGTGTAGGAGAAGAAGAAGCAGCAGCAGATAAGAAAGGAGAAGCAGACGCAGATATCTCTTCTCAATCTCGTGGACAAAGTGTAGCTTCACAAATTACTCAAGCAGTTGGACGAACTGAATAATTTTTTTATTTTTTTTAATTTATTTATTAAGATTTATTTTATATATATATATTATAAAATGAGTTCTTATTGGAGAAATGACGACAAGATTAAAGTCTCTCAAACACAAGTTTCTGTACCTTCGACAAATGGATTATCATATTCGGGGACGGCTGGACAGTCTGGTCGTCGTGTAGATTTCGAAATACCATCCACAGTTAAGTTTATGGATGGTAAAAATTCATATCTTCAGTTCGATGTTAAAGTGGGTCTACCCGCTGGTAGAACCCCAACTCGTCTTCATTTAGATCCTTCTATTGGTGGTCAGTCGGTAGTTAAAAATATTCGTATTTATTCGGGTAATCGTGCTGTTCTTCTTGAAGAAATTAGTGATTATAATGCTAAAGTTCAAATGCAGTATTCATACAATCAAGATGATAGTTTAAGAAAGATGAGAGCATTAAAAGAAGGTTCGCTTGTTCCTACTGTTGAGAACCGTGGGACGCTTGGGACATCAGTATCTAACAATATTGATTTATCTTCTAACCCATATTATAAACCAGTAGGCACTGTCCCAGCTGGTAGAGATTGGGGGACGGCAGATGATTTCTTAACTGCTAAATTATCACTCCCAATACATTGTGGATTATTCGCAGATGGTGGTTCTAAGATTTTCCCAGTTCTTATGACTGATGGATTATTTATTGAAGTTGACCTTGAAGACCCAGCAAGATATTTAAAGCAGTTGGATTCAGTAAATCGTAATCGCAGATTGAAGCAGAACCCAGTATTCCATGGTATAGATGTTGGTGGTGCTAATTTAGGGGTTGATAACGCTACTAATAGAACCGAAATATTTTTATCGAAATCCAACAATATGATTAGTGTTGATAATTGTCCTTTTGTTAAGGGTGAGAAGATTGGTATTTGTAGCAAAACAAATCCTCTTCAAGAATGTTCCTTAACGGTAGGAGGAGCAGTAGCAGTTCAAACTCATCCAACAATTGAGAATATTGAAGTTGAGGGTGGATATGTTAAATTAACTGTATCAGCATTTCGAAATAGTGATGTGGGGACTGGTGTTGATGCTACAACTGATAATTTTATTCTATTTAGTGCTGCTCTAGATGATAAGCGTGTTCAAGTTGATGATCTAGCAACTCAACTTATAGCACCTTCTACTACTTATCCAGCAACCACATTAATTTCTAATGTTCAAGTTGTTGTTCAGCAAGTTGGTTTAGACCCACAGTATGAGGCTGGTATGATGAAGAGAATGCGAGATGGAGGTTCGATAGAAATAGATATCCCAAGTGTTACCAATTATAAACATTCATTACTAGCAAGTAATAGAAATGCTACTATTAGTGTCCCAGTATCTAATACTCGTGCTAAATCAATGATTATTATGCCGACAGATGCTTCTACACTTACCGTGCCCGATTTAATTGCGGGGACACAAAACACTTATGAAGAAGAGGCGACTACTATGGATGGACAGCTTCATTCTATCCGTAGCGGTCAGTGTGGTATTATAGATCAGTTGACTTCTTACCAAATGGTTGTAGATGATAAATTAGTCCCAAGCAGACCTATAGTTGTATCTAAAATTAATAAGGGGACTTCAATAGCAGCACAGCCTCTAATTGAACTAGAAAAAGCACTCAATCAAGCGGGAGTAGTCCCAAGGTCATTTGTCGATTATAATAGAAATTTCTTGATTGGACGAGCATATGCATTAAATGATGGTGTAGCAAATCTCAACAATAAATCTAATCAGCTCCAGTTATTCTATGGAGAAACGAGTGCTGCTGGTGTTGACCAACCTCCACTCAAGGATAAGCTATTGTTCTGTTATGTATTCCATATTCGTAGATTATCTATTAAGGGTGATTCGGTTAGTGTTTCTCTCTAAAGAATAATTAATATTCTCTATGTATCTTTTTTAATTTTTTATTTTAAAATTATTTTATATATGTATAATATAAAATGAGTCGTAAATATCTTAATGTTCAACCGAACAATGTTCCCGCTTCTGGTAAAGTATCATTTGCTCGTGGTAATCCAATCCTTACGGTAACACTGGGTCGCCAAGATGCTATGTTAGATTTATCGTCTCTTCGTCTTTCTGGTGATTTTAATGTATGGCGTGATGCTGCTGGTACTCTTCACCCCACAGATGCTGCTGCTACTGAATTGCGTGGTTCTCATAAACTTGGTGTTTATGCTGCTATTGACCAGTTAGTTTTTAGACACGCAGAAACTAAACAAGTCATTGAACACATTAGACATTATGGACGATTTATGTCTTCCTATATGCCTACTATGGCTGGTACACAAGATACTGCTGGTCATCTTTCGAAGACAGCATTGATTATGCCTAACTATCAAGCATATCGTGATAGTGTTATTCGTAATACTCGCAATTCGGTTTTCTGCATCCCGCTACCAAGTGGGCTTACTCTTGGAGTTTCTAAACTACCTCTTGATAAAGTCCCCCTAGAAATAGAAATTCACCTTGCTCCCGATAGTCAGTTCTTTTATTCGAGTGATGCTACAACCGCTAATATCTCTAATGCATTCTATGAGATGAGTAATCTTGAAGTTACTTGTGAAGTAGAAACTGGTGTTGATTCTCCCGATACTGGTGTTTTGGAGTTTAATAGTATTACTTCATATTTCTCAACTCTAGAAGCTAGTAATAGTATTATTAATTTCAATCTTGGTTTGTCAAAAGTTCTTGCTTCATTCGTCAATTTCGTCCCAGCAAATTTCATTAATAATCTTTCTCAAGATGGTTTCCTTACCTATATGCCGACATTAAAACCTAATGCTGCTGGGACTGGAGATGGTGGAGTTGCTAATCTAGAAACCATTTCTTTCCTAAAGAATGGTGAACGCTTCCCAAGTGCTTTCGAAGTTGAGAGTGTTTATGACGCTACTACTAATGCTACTACTGTTGTAGATCCCCAAGTTATTAAGGGTTTCCTCAATTCTATTATTCCCGAACAGCAACACACGAGAACTTCTGCGTCTCCACTAACTACTAACCGTAATTTCACTGGTAATCAAAATGCTACTACTGGCTACCGTCATATGCCCGATACTGGTGCTGTATATGGTGTTGGTGTTCTCTATGATATGTTGGATAGTGAAGGTGTTGATTTCTCAAGCTCTCAATTTTCTATTCAAATGAAGAATGGTCTCGTTGACGGTAATCCAGTTTCTGCATATCTATTTATTAAATCCAAGGTTGTTGTCGCATGGTCAGCACAGAAGGGTGTTCAAGTTGTGATGTAGATATTTTCTATGTATTAATTTTTTATATTTTATTTTTTTTAGTTTTTTATATATATTATTATATAAAAATGAGTCAAGACCGTATTCCCGACCTTATTAAAATTGGAGCTATTCCCAGCGAATATGGACAGAAACTTCATACTGATGTTATTGACCCCGTAACATTCTCCCAGCGTCGAGTTAGATTTACTCTTCAGCGTGTCGCTGGATTCCTACATTCAAATTCTAAGGTTACTCTTGCGGTAACTCCACTTGCTACTGTTGCTAAGGGTTTCTATCCTCTTAATGTTGGTATTTCGCAGTTGATTCAAACGGCACAGCTTTCGATTGGTAATCAAGTTGTTTGCTCTGTTGATGATTATAATCAGTATCACGCATATCAATCCCTATTTATTTCGAATGAAGACAATAAAGAACGAGAGCAATATTTATCCCAGAGGTGTATTTCTCATATGCCCGTATATGATGACCGAACTGCTGATGTCACAGATAAGCCCCCTAATTCTGCTAAAAAGATTGGTCTTGATGTTGGACGCAATCCAGTTGTTGCTGCTGCTGGTGGTGCTGGGACATTTGAATTGCTACCATTTATGCACAATGATGGTACATCAGCAGAGACTATTAGCGAAGCACCAGTTTATTCTGTTTACTTAAGTGATTTGTTCCCCTTCCTTAAGTTCAACCAGCTTCCTATGTTTATGTTAGATCAAGAGGTTCACATTGATTTAACTTTTGTTGATTCTACTTCTTCATTAAGTGGTGCTGTTAAATCACAGCGTTTGTGTGTGAATAATGCTGATGCTGACAATTTAGCATTCCAAGTAAATGAGAGTGAGACGAAACTTATTTATGATAGTATCACATATGATGGAGATATAATGGAGAAATATGCCCAGCAGAATCCTAAACTCACATTCCAATATGCTGATTATCGCCTCACTAAAAGAACTGGTGTTAAAGATGCTGGTGGTGGTGTAGATGATTTCGCTAATGTTACTCTACCTATTGGTGGTAATGGTCGTCTATGCTCGAAGGTTCTATTTGGTCTTCAGTCCAATGCTAATTTTGTAGCGAAATCTCTTCTTAATGGGACAGCAGCATTCGGTGATGTTGGATTGTCATACAATCTTTTATATAATGATAGATTTGAGTTTTCTGTTGATAGGGTTAATTCTGCACTTCAATTTGCTACAACTCAAGCAGCAGAGGGTCAAGTCCCTATGGTTACTCACGATGAGATTGTGAAGAGAAGCACGGCATCTAGTATCACAGACGAAACATTTGAGGGATTGATTCAAGGTTCTAGAGCTACTGGTATTGAAGAATTATTTAGGTGGAATTCTGTTCGACCAAATAAGGGTGAGAGAATTAATAATAAGGGTATGGATCTTCATTATAAAATCACTGGATTGGCTGACGGCACATACACTCTTCGTGTATATGTTGAATTGCTTAAGGTTGCTACAATAGAAAAGGGACAATTTAATTGTTATTTCGCATAAATTATTTTCTAAAGTATAATATAATATGAAGTGTTGTAGAAAGAAATGTGAGAGATGTGAGAAATATGGTGAGACATTTAGAGAATATAAGAAAGAGATTTTAAGACAAGAAACAAAAAATGATGAATTATATGAATTGATATATAAATTATTAGAAACTCAAAAACAAATAGTCGAATATTTAGATATTGAAGAAAAAGTGTCTGGGGTAAAAATCAAAAAAAAAAGCACTTGATACCTTTCTCCCAACACAAATTATTTTTAACATTTACCCCAGACACTTTTTAATTTCTCTTTTTTTTCGTTTTTATAATCTAAATAATAATCTATTATTATATTATAAATATGACAATACAAAGTAAAAATCCAGTAGAAGATATCGAAAAATCTAGACCTCAATTAAAATCAAATACTGTTAAACAATATGTTACTAACCTTAAGAAACTCCAAAAAATATATGATACTAATGGATATGATTTCTTAAAAAAACCCGAGGATGTTATGGATAAAATAAGTAATCTTCATTATCTATCACAACGCAATATATTGAATGCAGTTATTGTTTTATTGATGGCTCTTAATCACGATAAGGATTTAGAAGGATTACTAGAAGAATATGGTTCATTAAGAGATGAATTAAATGATAAATATAGTGATGAACAAAAGAGTGGAGTTATTAGTGATAAACAATCGAAGAACTTTGCGACTATTGAAGAAGTTTATGATATGATAAATAAAATGGCGGATGATTTAAAACCTTTAAAGAAGAAATCTAAAGACGATATTACTAAAAAAGAAATGCAGTTACTACAAGCTTATACGCTTTTTAATATATATGCGAGAATGCCTTTTAGAAATGATGTAGCTGGTATGATAGCAATTAATCAAGCACAATATAAAAAGTTAAGTGATAAAGAAAAGAAAGAAAATAATTATTTAGTTGTACCTTCGAAAGGTAAAATATATTTTGTATTAAATAAATACAAAACAAGTAAGAAATATGAAGAGTTAGATTTACCAATTGAGGACGCAAATTTGCGAAAGATATTAAGATATTATT